GATGCTTCAGACGGCGCAGAAGACGGTCAAGTCATAAACTATGTGATAACCGGCGGTTCATTAGTAGACCACTTGCGTATGGGCAGGGGGTCTGCCAATGGTCAGTCTGAAGTCACCATCAACGAGGGCAGTGCCGACATCGACTTTCGTGTCGAGTCTAACGGTAACGCTAACATGCTGTTTGTTGATGCTAGTGCTGACGCTGTCGGTATCGGCACTGCCTCACCTGCCACCGCTGGGGTGGGCTTGCACGTTCAGACATCAAGCACATCTATTTCAGATACTGTAACAGCAGATGTGCAAGCCATCTTTGAGCGCAATGGCAACGCTGGCATTGCTATTGTTAGCGGTGCAAGCAGCATCGGCTCTTTGAAATTTGGTGCGCCGGGTGATTTAGATGGCGGGCGCATCGTATACTCTCAAAGCGAAGACAGTATGCGGTTCCTCACAGCCGACCAAGAACGCATCCGCATCACATCGACCGGGCGGCTCGGTGTCGGCACTTCAGCCCCGGCTCACAACGTCGAAATTGTTGCAACAAACGCCGGTTCTGTAAACGACAGTCTGCAAATCCGAAACAACGCCACATCCAGTGGCACAGGCTCTCGCATACGCTTTATCAACTCGACTGATGAAAACTCAGATGCAAACGGTGCGTCAATCGCTTCGGTGCGTAACGGCAACGACAACGACCTAGTTTTCGAGACTGAAAACAGCGAAGCTATGCGCATAGACGCCAGCGGCCGGTTATTGATTGGAGATGGAACCGCAAACGCCGCCGGGTCATTGCTAGAATTACAAACAGCACAAAATACTGCAAACGTGCTGTATATGCTTAAAACGAACCAAGTCGAAATGACTATGGGCTTCAAATCCAGCACAGATACTAATTTTTATATTGGAACTGGGTCATCAACTATTGGGACAAACGGTGTTTTTCTAAGCAATACAGGCAACAGCTTTAGTAGCGTTTCCGATGAAAGAAAAAAAACAGTCATAGAACAAATTGAAAATGCATCCGCAAAAGTCTCTACCCTTCGCACAGTTATCGGGCGGTTTAATCACGATGAGGATGACCAACGCAGACCATTTTTAATGGCTCAAGATGTTCAAGCGGTTTTGCCGGAGGCAGTCAGCGAACTACCAGATGAAGACGGCACACTAGGTCTTTCTTACACAGATGTAATTCCATTGCTGACCGCAGCCCTGAAAGAAAGCATCGCCAAGATTGAAGACCTAGAAACACGACTAGCCGCGCTTGAAGGAGCATAAACGAATGGCAAACACCTACACTTGGAATTTCACATTTGATGTCTGCAATCAGCCGCAAAATCAGCATGACGACGTAATCTCAACGATTCACTGGCGCGTCACCGCCGTCAGCGACTCCGAGACAAACGCAGAGGGCCAGCCGCTGTCTGTGTCAGCATACGGCACCGCTGGCATTGAGACGCCGGAAGCTGATGACCCTGATTATGTAGCTTTCAATGACATCACGAAAGACTGGGCAAAGGCCAAAACGCTTGAAAGCCTCGACAAGACTGAGGCTGAGATGCAGACGCTTCTCGATGACCAAATGACCGCACTGGCTTCACCGCCGATGCGTCAGGCTGTGCCTGCTGGCTGGTGATGAGCAAGCCCACCGTCACATCTGTCAAAGCTGAACTGGACACGCTCACGGCTGTCAGCCAAGAGCGTTTTATTGAGTTACTCAGCCGCGTGAAGCGCCTTGAAACCATCATGGTCGGGTCTGCCGGCACAACCATCGTCCTGCTAATCGGCGTCCTACTAACCGGGTGATCCACGCATTTTTGTTGTTCGTGTTTTTGGACGGCAAGCTAGTTTCAAACGATCTGTATTTTCGAAATCTTGATGAGTGCCTGTCCTTCTCTCAGCGCATTGCGCGTCAGGGGAAGAAGGTGACGTCGTATTGCTTACCAAAATTTATCGATCCTGAAAAAGTGAGGGTGTATTGATGCTAGACCCGGTCACGATAGGGACTGCCGTTCAGGTGGCGACCGGGGCTTTCAAGGTGCTCCAGCGTGGCTTTGCCGCCGGCAGAGAACTAGAGCAGATGACAGCAGATTTAAGTAGGTGGATGTCGGCTGTTTCAGATGTCGATCACCTGGAAAAAAGCTGTAAGAACCCAAGCCTGTTTCTCAAGCTAACGAAGGGAAAAAGTATTGAATCACTCGCGCTCGAAGCCTTCACGGCCAAAAAGACTTTAGAAGATCAACGATACCACCTCAAAATGGCCATACAACTCACGCGAGGAACTGCGGCTTGGTCTGAACTGTTAGCGCTGGAAGGCAAAATTCGTCGTCAGCGCCAAGAGGCCGTATACGCCGCCCGACAAAGACGGCAGAAAATCATTGAGTACATTGCTTGGACTGTTGTGATCGGGGCCAGCTTGGCCACGCTGACAGCCTTTGTCCTGCTCCTCAAGGCGCACACAGCGCAGGCAGCAAACGACCTGACGGTCTGCCGCCTGGTCAAGTGTATGAAGATCGACAAAGACACCACAGCGTGCGTTTACAGGGGCGCTCACAATACACAGGAAACCCTGATGTTTTCGCCTTATGAGTTCCGGCCACGCGAATATTTGTGCCAATGGGACATTGACCAGCCGCCACCGCCTGACATTTACGAGACGTTAAAAGGCATCAGGGACAGCCAAAATTGAACCGCATTATTTTTGGCGCAGACGACTATCTAAAATCATGGGCAGCCAAGCGCATTGGCATTGACCAGTTTGGGCCAAGCGTGGCGATTGGCGTGCAGCGTGACGATCAGATCATTTGCGCCGCCATTTATCATGATTTGAGGGAAGGGCAGATCGAGGCGTCAATAGCTGCATCCTCCCGGCGCTGGGCGTCCCGATCTGTCCTGCATACATTGTTTGCCTACCCGTTCAAACAAGTCGGGGCGCATCGGCTGCTAGTGCAGTGCAGCGAGGCCAACGCCAAGGCAATGAAGATGAACAGGCAGCTAGGCTTTACGCAAGAGGGCAGGCTGCGGCATTTGCATGGGCCAGATGATGGCATTCTGTGGGGCATGTTGAGGGATGAATGTAAATGGATAAAGGGTCAAAGTAATGGGCAAGTCAGCGCCTTCACCACCACCAGTTCCTGATCCAAACGAACTGATCAACGCTCAAAGCAATGCGAATCGCATCACGCAGTTTACGCCGTATGGCAATCTGCTGTTTGGCTCTGTGGGCGATCAGGGGCAGTTTGTGCAAGGGCCAGTGCCGGACGATGGGCAGGCGGCAGCATTCACGCAAGAAACACCGTTTCAGGCACAGTTGCGTGCGGCGACTGAAGGCACCGGACTGGGGCTGGGCAATCTGGCATTCAATCGCGTCACAGGACGACAAGTCATTGGCCAGAACCCTGATGGCTCACCGATTTTTGCTGATGATCCTGATTTCCAGAACCCGTTCAGAACGGCACCGACATTGGCTGGCGTGCAGCAGGCACAAGACATTGACCCGACTACCGGCCTGCCTGCGTTCCAGAGCCAGATCAGCACGACCACGCCAATGCCTACAAGCATTGACACTGCCGGTTTGACAGCCCTACAGAGCGATCCAGAGGCGTTTCGGTCAAACATCGAGCAAACACTGTTCAACCGGCAGCTAGGGCTGTTGCAGCCAGAGTTTACGCAGCAGCGTGAGGCGCTCGAACAGAACCTTGCAGATCGCGGCATTCCGATCACATCACAAGGTTATAACGACGCTGTGAACCGTCTTGAGACACAGCAAGGTGAACAACTAGGGCGTCTGGCACAGCAGGCGACACTGGCGGCAGGGCAGGAATCTGACCGGCTGGTCAATCAGGCACGCAACATCCGGGCGCAGCAGTTTGGTGAGCGTGCGGCCAGCGGTGAGTTCGGACTGGCGGCCCAGGGCCAAGGCTTTAGTCAAGCGGCTGCTAACACGCAGCTTGCCAACGCGGCACGCCAAGACACTGTGGCCAATCAACTGCTGTCAAACCAGATCGCTAATCAAGCACGCAGCCGCCAGATTGCAGAGCGCAATGCGCTGCGCGGTCAGAACTTCAACGAACTGGCAGCACTGCTGGGTGGCCCACAAATCCAACAAGGCAGCTTCTTTGCACCTGGCGGCATTGATACGCAGGGCGCGTTTGGCGCACAGATGGCGGCGCAACAAAACGCATATAATCAGGCGATGGCATCGAGGTCAGCAGACCTTGGCGGCTTGTTCGGATTGGCTGGCAATCTTGGCGCAGCTTACTTGTTGAGGTAAACGATGGCACACACACCATTTCACGGTCTGATGCAACCAGGCCAACGCCCGTCAATGCAGTTTCAGCAGCTTAATCAGGCGTATCAGTCCGATCCGCGCCGCATCCTTGGCCAAGCGCTGATGGGGCAGGGCGCAAGTTCTGCGCCGGTCAGGACGCCACTACAAGGGCTTGGCAGGCTGTCTAGCGCACTGGTGGGCGCATACCTACAGCGCAAGGCTGGTGATGCACAAGTTGAGCGTGAAACAGATTATGAGCGCCGTTTAGGTAATGCTTTAAGTGGTTTGGATTTGGGCAACGTGCCGGGTTTGAGCGCTTTGTCAGAAGTGAATCCGCTTGCTGCACTGACAGCAGGCGTTGGTTTGGAAGGTCAACTTGCCGTAGCTAGAGCGAGGGCCAAACCAACAAACACAAGGCGAGATATGACGTCACAAGAGGTGGCCGCCACGGGGCGTGATCCAAGTTTGGGTGTTTATCAAATTGACACGCTGGGCGCAATTTTCCCACCAAGCGGCGCACAAGTCACGGGTAACATCAGCAATCGTTATGATGCGATGGACGAGGTGGTTCGACTGAGCCAATTACCGGAACGCACGCCAACACAACAAGCACGCTTCAATTTGCTTACTGCTGACATGGCCAAGCCACGCCCGATTACAATTCCAGATGGGACTGGCGGCACAATGACCGTTATGCAGCCCGGAATAAACGTGAATGAAATTCTTGGAGGCACAACAAGCAGTGGACAGCCAATCACACAGGGCGATCCAGCCGCTGGGGCGGCCGGCGGCGGTGACGTTTCTGGAATCCCAGGTGGTATTATTGTTGGTGAAAAACCAGACCAGTTGACCACGGCGGAAGCGAGTTTCGTGGCAGATGCAGCGTCAGCGTCTGCTGATCTGCAAACCGTTATAGACCTAATGTTTAACGGTGATCTGTATGCCGGCGAATACAACCAAGGACTTGCAGTCGCTTCCGGCTCCAGCGTGGGGCGCGCAGTGCAAGGTGCTGAAGCGCAAAAATTATTTGATGCACTAAATAATTTGGTTGATTTACGACTGCGTGATCGTACCGGCGCGACAGCAAATCCTTTTGAAGTGACACAGTACCTCGAAGGGGTCACGCCAGGATTGACTACAAGACCAGATGCGGCGAGGGCAAAAATTGGTCGCTTGGTCACTGAGATAAACGCAAAAATAGGTGCGTTTGCAGCAGGCAGAAAAATACCGAATTTGAAAATGTTGGAATTGCCAGAACCTCCAAACGGGACTGATGACACTGAAACCGTTGGCGACATTAAACTTTAGGTGAGACATGGCCAAATTAGCTGAAAATCTGACAGGTGCGCCACTAGCCATTAGACAAGTCTTGGCGTCTGTCCCTGATGGCCAAAAGGTGGAGGTATTGGGGCAGTATTATGAAACCGTGCGTAGAGGGTCAGACATACTTGCCAAAAATGCCGACAATAGTGCCTTGAAAAAGAGAATAGACGCGGACGCAATTTATTTTGTGCAAGATGACGGGGCGCTTCAAGTGCTTGATCCACCAGGGTTCCTGCAATCTGTTTTTCCGCCGCGTGTTGATGTCGGAGATATCGTTGAAGGTGGTCGCACCATTGCAGAAACCGCTGGTGGATTGATTGGCGGCGCAATACCACTTGCTGCTGGTCAAATGGGGCCACAGGCTTTGGTGCCGGAAGAAGTGTATACCGTGCCAGCAGGCGCTGCGATTGGCGCAGAGTTCGGTGGTCAAATGTATGACCGCACAATGGATGTGATATCTGGTGGTGCTATACCACGCGGCACGCCACTGCAAGAAACAGGTCGGGCTGCGACCAACATTGGCCTTGAGATGGCCGGTGGCAGGGCGGCTGATGCTGCGGTGAGAGGGGTGAAGACTGCCATACAAAAAGGCACGCAAGCCCTGACAGGAATCAGCCCGGGACAGCGTGCTGAAGACTTTGCTCGATTGGGTGTGCAGCCAACTGCTGCAACTCTCACCGGCAGGCCGTCTGTGGGTCAGCTTGAAGAAGGGCTGGCGTCGTTTTTCACTGCCTCAGATATTATAAGGACAAATCGAGCGCGTGTGATTGACGAGCTTGGAGACGCTTCCAAACGCATTGCTAGAAAATTTGGTGACCCACAAGGCAGTCCAGAGGTAATTGGCAGCACTATTCGCTCGGGAGCGCAATCTGCTTTTGACCGCATCACGGCCAAAAAAGAAAGTCTTTATGACGCTGCTTATGACGCCGCTGGTGAGATCAGCATACCAATGGGTTCATTGCGTAAATTGCAAGCAGAATTAAAAACAGAATTAGCAGCCGCACCCGACGCATTAAAACAGGAATATACGCCGGTATTAAAAAAACTAGATGCAATATTAAAAAACGCAGACGCTGTTGGTGGTGAATTTGATTTAAGAACTGCCAGGAATATACGCACAAATATTGGCAAAACTATTGGTTCAACGCTTCCAGGCAAAACTGTGAGAGTGGCAAAGGCTGGTGATGAAAAGCTGCCTAGCATTTACAAGGCACTGACAGAAGAAATCGACAGCGCGGTTACTGCCGCCAACCCAGAGGCAGCGCGTTTGTTGCGCCGTGCAAACGATTACACGCGGCAGACCGCAAATGACCAACTCAAAACGATAGAGAAAATTACACGCCAAGGACTCGATAGCCAGGTCTTTAGTTTTGCGATGCAAGAAGGCAAGCGAGGTGGTCAGCGAATTAGAGACGTTTTCAAGGTTCTAAATAGAGAGGAGCGTGACGCAGTAAGCGCTAGCGTTATGGGACGCCTTGGCATCAGCGGGTCTGCAACCGAAGGTGGTGGCGAATGGTCTGCAAATGTTTTTTTAAGAAACTGGCGCAACATGGACAAACGCAGCAAGAATATTTTGTTTGGAGCGCCGAGGTTTAAAGAAGTCCGCAAGGAGCTAGATTCGCTGGCACGCCTAGCTGACGTGGCGATAGAAAACATCGGCGAGATCAACCGTTCACGTTCCGGTGTGACTTTGGCTGGCTATTCACAAATTGGCGCGACTATTGTTTCGCTTGGTGCGGCTGGTGGTCTGGCTTTTGCTGGTGACTTTACTGGCGCAGGCTCTATGGCGGCTTATGGCGGTGGCGCGTTGCTTGCTCCACGGTACGCGGCAAAACTAATGACATCACCCAAGTTTATTCGCTGGCTGAAGACCACGGCACAAGCAACAAATCGTGGCGTGAACCCGTTGGCAGTGCAGCTTGGTCGCCTTTCAGTTTTGCCTGGCAAAGACCCTGAACTTGCTGAAGCTGTGAACGCTTTTGTGGCTAACATGCAGGCCAACATATCTGGCCAGTAAAACCGTGGCCCAGAAAAAGCTGGAGAGGTCTAGCGACTTTGAGCGCTATGATCTGGACAATGATGGCGTGGTCACTGACGCAGAGATTGAACGCGCCCGTGAAATCCGTGAGACAGAAGACAAGAGCCGCAAGCACCTGGCGCAGCTACGCCTAGCACGCTACGCGCTCATAGGCATGGGCGTTTATACAGTCCTGCTGTTTATGCCGTTCATACCAGACGCCCGAATAGCCCTACTCAAAGAAATTAGCCCGTTGCTTTACCTCTCACTCAGCGGGGTGGTGGGCGCTTACATGGGCTTTACGCAAATGGGGGATAAGAAATGATCCAGGCATTGATAGGGCCTGTCACCGGCTTGCTGGATAAGTTCATTGAGGACAAAGACCAGAAAGCGAAGCTGGCGCATGAAGTCGCCACGATGGCACAGAACCACGCTCAAGAGTTGGCCAAGGGCCAGCTTGAAATCAACAAGGCTGAAGCACAGCACCGCAGCATCTTTGTGGCCGGGTGGCGTCCTTTCGTGGGTTGGACGTGCGGCATTGCCTTGGCTTGGCATTTCGTGCTGGCACCGCTGACCATGTTTGTTTGCGCCTACATCGGCGTCACGATCCCGGATCTGCCCACCTTTGATATGTCGTCATTGCTGACCGTGCTGATGGGCATGCTGGGCCTTGGTGGACTACGCACGTTTGAAAAGGCCAAGGGCATCGCGAAATGAACAAAGATAAACTGCGCGAAGAACTTGCAGAAGATGAAGGGTGCAAGTTTGAAATCTATCTTGACCACCTTGGTTTGCCTACATTCGGCATTGGCCATTTAGTCAAAGAAGACGATCCAGAACATGGCCAGCCGGTTGGCACACCTGTTGAAGATGAGCGAGTGCGTCAGGTTTTTGCGCTCGACCTTGCTGTCACCATCGAAGACTGCCGCGTATTGTATGACAACTTTGATGAACTGCCAGACGACTGCCAATTGATCATCGCAAATATGATGTTCAACATGGGTCGGCCACGCCTTTCAAAATTCGTTGGCATGAAGCGCGAGGTTGATGCACGCCGGTTTGACGCAGCGGCTGACGAGATGGTCGATTCGCGTTGGCATGATCAGGTGCCAAATCGGGCCAAAAGGTTGGTCAAGCGCATGAGGGCATTGGCGCATGGCTAGGAAAGCGCCAGCCAAGGGCAAGGCCAAGGTCAAGGTCACTGCCACCGGCAAGCGGGTCAGCTATGGCCAAGCTGGCAAGGCAAAGGGTGGCGGCCCACGGGTGCGCCCTGGCACATCAAAGGGCGACAGCTACTGCGCCCGATCAGCCGG